TTACCGGAAGCCGGAGAAAATGGAAGGTGGTCTTATGGCAGGTAAGGTACAGGATGGAAAGGTTCCGGACTATGTTACAAAGGATACCATAGCGCAGATGTTTGGACTTTCCGGGCGTCGAATCGAACAGCTGGTTGCAGATGGAGTAATTGAGCGGGTGCGTATCAAGGGAGGCGTGCGTTTTGATCTTGTGTCAACCGTTCAGAAGTATGTAAAGTACCTTTCAGACAAGGCACAGGGGAGAGAACGGTCAGATGTGGAAGTAAGGTTAAAGGAACAGAAGCTTCGGGCAGATGTTGCGTTAAAAGAGTCCCAGGGAGAGCTCCATCGGTTAAGGACGGAGATTGCGATCGGGAATTACATTTCGGTTGATGAAGCGAAGGCGGACTACAGCCGTTTTTTTATTGTTTTTAAGAATTTTGCACTCTCTTTACCGGGTAAGATGGCCGGGAGACTGGCCGGATTTGTGGATCCTGTGGAAGTAAGGGAAATTGAAAACGACCTGCAGAAAGAGAACTAAAAGCGTTTGAAGTATTTTGTGTTGAGAGCAATCGTCAAAAAAGAAGGAGATGAGCCGGAAGAAACAGCGAAAAAACGCAGAGGCCGGCCCAGAAAAAATGCCGGGACGTAAGTTTTATGTAAGAAACTATCAGCTGGACGCTCTGCAGATGCTGTGTCCGCCGGAGCAGCTTAGTGTATCGGAATGGGCGGAACAATACAGAATTCTTGATGCAAAATCTGCGGCCATGCCGGGGGCCTGGAATAATAATATAACGCCGTACCTTGTCGGCGTCATGGATGAATTCAACAATTACGAGACGGAAACCATCATTTTCTGTAAGCCTACACAGGTAGGAGGAACGGAAGCGGCACAGAACATGATCGGCTATATTGTCATGCAGGATCCGTCGCCGACGATGATCGTATATCCGACGGAGACGCTTGCAAAATCCATATCCGAAAACCGACTGCAGCCGATGCTGAAGGCCACGCCGGAAATCAGGCGGAGATTTGATGAAAATTCTCCGCTGCTGGAGCTGCAGTTTGAAGGGATGTATCTGACGCTTGCCGGGAGCAATTCCCCATCCGGGCTTGCCAGCAAACCGATCCGTTTTCTGATTATGGATGAGGTTGATAAATATCCGGGTGCAAGCAGCCGGGAAGCGGATCCGATTAAACTGGCAGGTGAACGTACAAAGACATTTCACAACAAAAAGATATATATTACTTCTACTCCTACGGTCAGGACCGGGCATATCTGGAAGGCAAAAGAGGAGGCTGATATTGAAAAGCATTATTTTGTGCCATGTCCTCACTGCGGTGAATTCATAGAATTTAAATTCCAGAATATCCGATTTCCGGATGACGAGGGAATGAGTTATGCTGACCGGGCAGAGGTGGCCGTCTATGTGTGCCAGAAATGCGGATGCGTCATTACAGATAATGACAAGCACAACATGCTCCGCCTGGGTGAATGGAGGGTTGTCCGGCATGATACGAAATATGTGAGGACAGTGGCCTTCTGGATCAATACGCTGTACAGCCCTTTTGTACGGTGGGCAGATATCGCACGGGAGTTTCTGCGGACGAAAGATGATCCGGAAGAGTTTCAGAACTTTACAAATTCGTGGCTGGCTGAGCCGTGGGAAGACACAAAGCTGAAGACGAACGCAGATCTGGTGATGGAGCGGCAGACGGAAATCCCGGCTTTTACGGTTCCTTCGTGGGCGAAGCTTTTAACCGGGGGCGTGGACGTACAGGAGAGTTCTCTTTACTGGACTATTCGGGCATGGGGAGAATTCCTGACCAGTCAGAATGTAGCTCATGGACAGGCGCTCTCATTTGCGGAGATTGATCTGGCGATGAACCTTGAGTATGTGAAGGAAGACGGAACGCCGATGATCGTAAACCTGTGTCTGATTGATTCCGGTGACCAGACGGACATGGTTTATGATTTCTGCGTATTCCATTCTGATTATGCGCTTCCGGTGAAGGGTTCCAGCCATGCGCAGCTGTCACATTATAAAATTTCCAAAATCAACAGGGAAGGAAGCAGCGCATATGGAATGGTTCTTGTGCTTGTGGATGGAGATAAGTACAAGGATATGATTGCCGGCCGTATGCGGAAAAAGAATGGCCAGGGAAGCTGGATGGTATATGAAGGATGTGATTATGAGTATGCGGAGCAGGTGACAGCAGAACACAAAGTAAACGTGAAGAGGAACGGAAAAATACAGCAGGTGTGGCAGCTGAAGCACAGTCACGGGGACAATCATTATCTTGATGCGGAAGTCTATGCGATGGCGGCAGCGGATGTTCTGGGTGTGCGTTCGCTTCATCTGCAGAATGAAAATGTACCCAAAAGACAGAACCCTGCGCAGGAGGAAGAAGAGACGGCAGAGGAAAAATGGATCAGGGTGAATGATGACTGGATCCGGAGAGGAGGAAGCCATGGAAGCTGAGAATCATGTACCGGTTACGACAAGGGAGATGCTGGACAGTATCAATGCTGCCATTATGGCGGTGACCGTGGGAGGCCAGAGTTACAGAATCGGGTCCCGTGCGCTTACGAGAGCGGACCTGAAGCAGTTGTACGCCATGAGGAATGATCTGACGGCGGAACTTGCAGCGGAAAATTCGACGGGCCTTCTGGATGACTGTTATGTGGCCGTGTTTGATGGGAGGTAAGAGAATATGGGATTTTTGGATAACGTCATAGCCGTATTTTCTCCGGAAACAGCATACAGGAGAGAGGCTTACAGGCAGGCCTATGACTGGCTGCGTAATTATGATGCGGCGGGTTATGACAGGCCGAACCAGAACTGGAGGTCGTCCAACCAGTCTGCGGACGTTACGGACCGGTACAGCCGCGATGATGTGAAGGCGAGAGCCAGGGATCTGGAGAGAAATTCTGATATCATGAATTCCGTGTCCGGGGCTTTTAAGAGAAACGTGGTCGGAGGAGGGTTCCGTGTCCAGGCAAAGACGGAGGAAACAGAACTGAATAAGGAGATTGAGAGAGCATGGAAGCGATGGTGTAAAAAGCGGAACTGCGACGTGACGGGACGGCAGAGTCTGAATCAGATCATCCGCATGGCGGTAGAGCGCAAGAAGATTGACGGAGGGATCCTTTTTGTAAAGCGGTATACAAAAGGCGGATTTGTTCCGTTCAAGCTGCAGATGATCGAGACGGATGAACTGGACAGCGGAACGGTATGGCCCAGGAACAAGGGAAATAAGGTGGCCGGCGGCATCGAGTACAACGAATGGAACTGTCCGGTGGGATACTTCATCAAACAGTATGATATTGAAGGATACGGGCAGCGGGAACCGGTATGGATCGATGCGAATGACGTGATTTTTTATTTTACGATCAGAAGGCCGACGCAGCTTCGGGAAATGTCGGACATGGCGCAGACGATCCCACGGATCCGTGACATTACAGAATTCATGACAGCAGTATCGGTAAAGGAACGGATCGAGGCATGCCTTGCAGTTTTTATAAAAAAGGGACTGCCGGTGACCGGCATGGGGAGCGGAAAGCCCGGGAGATTCGGAGGGCAGGACGACAGGATCAGCTATGATGGGAAGCTCCTTTCTCCGGGTATGATCAAAGAGTTGAATGTGGGGGATGAGGTCCAGATTGTGAATCCGGCAGGACAGGGAGCGGACGCCACCAGTTTTACGAAGCTTCAGCAGCGGCTGGTGGGAGCCGGTCAGGGTATCAGTTATGAAGCGACCAGCCGTGACATGTCGGAAGCAACGTATTCGTCAGCCCGGCAGGGGATGATTGAGGACGACCTGACCTATGGGGAGGAAAAGGAACTGCTTCTGGAGGTGATGGATGAAATCTATGAGACATTTATCATATCGGCAGTTCTCTCCGGTGCGCTCTCCATTCCCCGGTTCTGGGAGGAAAAGGAGCGCTATCTTGCCCATGAGTGGACGCAGGAGCCGAAGCCGTGGATTGATCCGCAGAAGGAATCCAATGCTGACAGTACTGCATTGAAAACAGGACAGAAGACATTTAAGCAGATTGCGGCGGAAAATGGAAGGGACTGGAGGGACCAGATCGACGATATGGCGGAGGTGCTGGAATACGGCCGGGAGAAGGGGGTAGACATGGAAAAAATCATTTTTGCATTGAAGGAGGAGACGGGAGGTGAAGAGACAGATGATGAAGAGAGAGACAGAAGAAAGAAAAAAGAGTAAGGATGAAAGGGATACTGCCCAGCAGCGTTTCCTCTCGGACAGTTCGATCCGGGCCGTGGAAGGGGAAGGGAATGAAAGGAAATTTGTTCTGAGTTTTTCATCTGAGGAGCCTTATGACCGGTGGTTCGGGACGGAGATACTTTCGCATTCAGACGGAGCGGTGGATCTGGACCGGCTGAATTCCATAGGATGCGTTCTGTACAATCATAACCGGGATAAGGTAATCGGGAAAATTGTCCGGGCATGGGTGGAAGGCGGACGGGGGAATGCGGAGATCGAATTTGACAGAGACGCAGAGTCTGAAACGGTCTTTCAGAAAGTATCCGGGGGGACGCTGAAAGGCGTGTCAGTTGGATATCTGGTGGATGTATGGGAAGACGTGGCGGCAAATAAGAAATCCAGCGACGGGCGGTTTACGGGTCCGTGCAGCATTGCAACGAAATGGACGCCGCACGAAATATCAATTGTGAGTATACCGGCGGATCCCACGGTGGGTGTGGGCCGATCGCAGGATGACGGGAAACCACAGGAAAAGGGAGTCGGCAGCTTTTATTTTTATGAAAAGCAGCTCCAGATAAACAATAATTTATTCAAGGAGGTAAAAGGAGCATGAATCTCAGACAGATGATTCAGAGACAGCAGGAGCTTCTGAATGCGGCAAAAGCTGCCAACCGGGAGCTTACGGCGGAAGAACAGGCGGAATTTGAAAGCCTTCAGAGGCAGATCGACGCTGCGCTTGCGGCAATGGAAGGAAGCGGCGGAGAGAGCGGAAGGGGACAGGAAGAGAACGGGGAGGCGGAGGATCCCGATCATGTTCGTGCAGAAGAGCGGCAGGCGGAACGCAGCCGTTGTGCGGAAATCACGGCATTATGCCGTCAGTTTGACATTCCTGACGATGAGATCCGGCGTTATCTTTCCGACGGAACGTCCATTGGCGATGTGAGGGAGGCGATCATCGACAGGCTTGCCAGGGAAAGAGCGCCGATCTCGCAGCGCGGCAATGCGGATATAACGCTGGATGCGGCAGACAAATTTCGGGCGGCAGCAGGTGATGCACTGGTGATGCGGTCGGGGATTGAACTGCAGAATCCTGCGGAAGGAGCGCGGGATCTGATGGGTATGTCTCTTCGCGATATGGCGATTGAGAGTCTGGCTGCGGAGGGACAGACGGGACTGAACCGCCGTTCTTCGGAAGAGATTTATAATCTGGTGTCCCGTCAGTTCTTCAACCCGACGGCTGCGTTTCCCTCTATTCTGGATAACGCCATTAACAAGGCATATGTGGAGGGGCACAGGAAGGTGGCCGTTACGTTTGACCGCTGGACGAAAAAGGGAAGCCTGAAGGATTTTAAGACGGCAGACAACAATTATCTGGCAGGACCTGCGGGAGAGTTTCTGGAGGTGCCGGAAGGCGGAGAACTGAAGCATGACGTTCCGGGCGATGCAAAGCGTCCGACCAGAAAGCTGAAAACATATGGACGTCAGTTTACGCTTACCCGTCAGGCATTCATCAATGATGATATTGATCTGGTCACCAAAATTCCGGCGCGTTATGCGGCAAGTGCGAGAAAGACAATTAACAAGCAGTGCTGCCAGATCATGGTGAACGGGCCGGCGATCTATGACGGAACGGCTCTTTTCAGCAGGGCGCATGGAAATCTGGTAAAAACCGGGACGGGTATCACCCAGGCATCGATGCAGGTTATGATTATGGCGCTTCAGACCCAGAAGGACGAGTTTGGAGACGCAATCATCGTACGTCCGGCAAAGATTCTCGTGCCGGTGGGATATGCGTTTGACATGTACACCATGTTCTACAGTCCGACGATCAATACGGAAGGGAACACGCAGGCGGTCAATCCGCTGTATCGGTACCGGGAGCAGATCGAGATCATCGAGGAACCGACGTTGAACGTGCTCTGCGGAGGTTTTGGGAACGTGATGCCGTGGTTCCTGATCGGCGCGGCGGACGATACGGATTTCATCGAAGTAGATTATCTGAACGGTCAGGAAATTCCAACAATCCGCAGGATGGAGACGCCGGGAACCCTGGGCTTTATCTGGGATATTTATCTTGACTGGGGTATTTCTGTTATGGATTTCCGTGGCGCTGTCAAGAATCCGGGAATCGCCATCAACGATCCGTTGGCATAAGAGGGAGGAAAAGCAAATGTCGAAAGCAGCATACTGGCAGAGAGGCGAGAGTCTTGACTATGTAAATAACACGACTGCGGTTATTGAAGCGAATACGATCATCCCCATTGAGGGGAGGATCGGGGTGGCAGGTACGAATATCAACCCGGGAGAGAAGGGGAGCCTTCATGTGACGGGCGTGTATGAGATCACGAAAACCGGGACGGCGGAAATCAAAATGGGGGCAGCAGTTTATTTTGACGGAACCGGAATTACGGGCGAAAAGAATGAGAACACGCCGGCAGGATATGCGGCGCAGGATGCCGCGGCGAATGCGGAGACGGTCTATGTAAAGCTCATGGGATAAAGGAGGAGGAAATGGCAAACAGAAAAAGGAATCAGGAAAAGCAGCAGCCCGAAGAGCCGGGAACGGCTGGCGCTGAAAGCGGTGCGGCATGCGAAGAGGGGAAGGCGGATAATGATGAGAATATCATGGATCCGGGCGAGGAGGAAGCCGGGGACCAGGACGGGGAAGAAGCCGGGGATTCCGGAGAGGAACCGGAGAGCAGTTCTGAGGATGTCCCGAAGGTGCTTACTGCCGTGTATCCGATTTTGTATCTGTCTCATCAGTATAACGTCGGCGATCTGCTTCCGGCGAATGATCCTGACATGACAGAGGCATGGCTTGCTGCCGGAACGGCGGCATGGGTGGACGAGAAGCATCCGGACGTCAAAGCAAAGCCGAAAACGGCGGCGCCTGGCCTTCCCGGGCAGGCGGACGCATCGGGAACCGGAAATGATCTTGTGGGGAAAGTTCCGGGCACCGGAGGCGGAAGGGGCCGGTAAATGACGTTCAAAGATCAGATCAGGCGCGACAATCACATGATATTCATGAATCTGGATGAGTTTTCTGATATCCACGTAGTAAACGGAAAGGAAATGGCGGTTCAGGTTGACAATAATGAAATGATCGACCGGGAAAAGCGTTATCAGTATAAGAGGAGCCTGAATGCAGACGGGGTGTATCTGAAGGAACTGCTTATTTATGTGAAGGCGGAGGACTTTGGAAAGCTTCCGGCTGTTGGAAGGATCCTTGTTTTTGACGGGAAATCATATACCATTTCCGACGCCGTGGATGAAGACGGGATTTATTCGCTGTGCCTGGAAGCGAACAGGACGGGAGGAAAATAGGATATGGTTCATTTTCTGGTTAATATGCAGGATCTGACCAGGATCGAAGCTGCGCTGGGCATGATGAAGGATAAAACCAGATATGTGCTGAGGGCGGCGATCAATGCCACAGCAAAGCAGACGATCCTGCTCCTTTCGGACGAAGCGAACAGAGAATATTATATTTCAAAAGCAAAGGTCAAAAAAACACTTTCAGTTAAAAACGCCACGGTACGGAACCTTACTGCGATTGTAACATCGCAGGATCCGGTAAATGAGTTATATGATTTCAGGGTTATTCCGAGAACGTATGTCCGCGGAGGAGGTGTACCGGGCGGATATAAGGGAAATGTAAGAAGGGATAAAGATGCAGCGCAGCTGGAGTTAAGGCCAGGGGCAGCCGGGGATCAGTATAAGGCTTTTGTTGTGAAATACCGGAGCGGTCATGTTACGGTAGGTCAGCGTGTTCCGGGAAAGCAGATGAAGTCAAAACCGGATAAGGAGTTTGTAAAAACTCTGCTTTCTCCATCCACTCCCAATATGCTGGGATATGAAAAAGGCGTTTACGGAATGGTGGAACCGCAGATGTACGACATGCTTCAGAAGAGCATTCAGGAACAGATCCAGCGGTTTCTGGGATAGGAGGAGATATGACGCCACTTGAACTGCAGGATGAGCTTGTGGGGGAAATGAGACGTATTCTGGACGGTTATACCTACAGGATTCCATCCGGGGAGCGGGTCCCCATTAACGTGTTTGCGCAGAACATTCCCATGAATGAAACGGATGACGAAGAGGATCCGATTCCCTATATCATCGTCCGTCTAAGCAGCGGAGAGGATGATGGAACACGGGACAGTTTTAATACGGTCAGCATGGTATTTATCATTGGGATATGGGACGATTCTCTGGATGCGCAGGGGTACAGGGACGCGATGAACATTATTCAGAAGATTTATCAGAGATTTCATAAGGATCCGGATCTGAACAGGAAGGCTTTATACGCCGGCGAATTCCGGTGGGCGATGCAGGATGATGCATATTATCCGTACAGTTTTGGTGCAGTCCATATGAAATTTTATATTGCGGCAGTCAGAAGGGAGAGTGAATTTGCATGAGCAGGAGTAAAAAGGAAACAGAAGAAAATACAGTGGCCATACTGGAGAAACGGGATGGCGAAAGCGGGATAACGGAATTGTCTGACAGGATTCCTGCGGGAAATGCGAACGGAAAAGAGATGGGAAGCGTGATGTATCTTGGTCCGACGCTTACAGGGATTGTGAGGCACGGGACCGTATTTAAGGATGGCATTCTGCCGGAGAAGGCAAAGGAATGCATAAAAGAGTTCCCTTTGATGGAACGACTTTTTGTTCTGGTTCATAAAATGCCGGAAGCGGTTAAGGAGATCAGAAAGAAACAGAGCGCCCTGGGAGTGGTTTATGAACAGACGGCGCAGAAATTTCTAAGGAGGATATAAAAGATGGCTTATATGCATGGAATACGGATTCAGGAGAATCCAACCAGCGTTCCGGCTCCGGTGAGAAATGAAGCCGGCGTGCCTGTTATCATTGGTACGGGCCCGGTCAACCTTGCGGCGGATCCCGGGAATGCGGTAAACAGGTTATTTCTCTGCAGAACCTTTGCGGAGGCGCGGGCGGCTGTCGGGTATTCGGAAGATTACGGGAACTATACGCTGTGTCAGGCCATGGATGCATTTTTTAAGGCGTTCGGCGTGGGGCCGGTAGTTCTTTGCAATGTCCTGGACCCGGCTGTCCACAGGACGGACTATACGGAGACGCTGACCGTTGTGGACGGGCAGGCCGTGGCGGGGGAAACCGGCATTCTGCTGGACGGGCTTTCTGTCAGACATGAGGATTCCGCACTGGAGAAAGGGAAGGATTACACCATGACTTTCAACGATGAGGGGCATGTGGTTGTTACGGTCCTTACGGACGGGGTATCTTCCGTTACGCTTTCCGGCAGCAGAATTGATCCTTCCCAGGTCACGTACGGGGACATTATGGGATCTTATGATGCAGTCACTGGTGCGGAAACGGGAATAGAGCTTGTGCGCAGAGTTTTTCCAACGTTTGGGCTTACGCCATCGCTTCTTCTTGCTCCGGGATGGTCGCAGGATCCGAAAGTCGGGCTTGCCCTTTCGGAGAAATGCAGGGACATCAACGGGATGTTCCGGTGCGAATGCGTCCTTGACATCGACACGGAGAAGGCAAAGAAGTATACAGAGGCTGCAGATGTAAAACTGGAAAGCGGCTATGCAGACGAACATACGATCTGCGTCTGGCCCATGGTGAAGTATGCCGGTAAGGCTATGGCCTATTCATCCATCTATGCCGCCATGGCGTGTTATACCGACTACACCAATGACAATGTGCCGAACCTGTCCCCTTCCAACCGGGCAATCCGGGTAAGCGCCACTGTTTTAAAGGACGGCACCGAGGTGACGCTGGACATCAACCAGGCGAATGAGCTGAACGGGGCCGGCATCGTGACGGCGCTGAATCTGAACGGTTTTAAGGCATGGGGAAACAATACGGCGGCATATCCGGACACCAGAGACCCGAAGGACAGATGGATCGCCTGCAGGCGGTTCTTCTCCTGGTGGGGGAACAGCTTCATTACCACCTACATGGATAAGGTGGATAACCCGGCGAATTACCGGCTGATTGAGTCCATTGTGGATTCAGAGAATGTGCGCGGGAACAGCCTGGTATCCATGGGCAAGTGTGCCGGTATCAGGATGGTATACAGCAGGGAGGATAATCCGATTGGCAATGTGATTGACGGCCGGATCGTATTCAGGCAGTACCTCGCACCGTATACCCCGGCGGAGGACATCCTGAATGTTCTGGAGTTTGACCCGTCCATGATAGAAGCTGCATTAGGAGGTGAGTAAGAATGGGAGCAATTACGAATGTACCTGAAGTTATCAACCATTTCAATGCGTACCATAATGGCACGGTGCTTGTGGGCGTGACGGGATCTGTCACCCTTCCCAACCTGGAGGCCATTACGGAGGAGGTCGGGGGAGCAGGGATCCTTGGCACTTATGAGACAAGCATACCGGGATTTTATTCTTCCATATCGCAGGAGATTCCGTTCCGCATTCTGGACGAAGATATTTTTTCGCTTATGAACCCGTCGGAACCGGTCGACCTGACGTTCCGGGCGGCGGCGCAGTCCACGGTGAAATCCACGGGAGCGCTGGACTATAAGAGCATGCGTATCGTGGAGCGTGGGAGACTGAAGAATTTCACGCCGGGAAAATACGAGCTGGGAAAGCAGATGGAAGCAAAAGTGACGCTGGAACTTCTGTACCTGCTGATCGAAGTGGACGGAAAGACGAAACTGGAGTATGACAAATTAAATTCGGTCTTTATCGTAAACGGTAAGGACCTGCTGGAGAAAGTGAGGGCATACAGCTGATGGCTGAGAAAAAGGAAATGATGGTAACGGAACAGGAAGAAACGGGAAATATTGACCGGATGGAAACGGAAGAAATGGAAGACGGTCTTGTTATCAGTCTCAAAAAGCCGTATCTGTTTGAGGGAAAGACCTATACGGAGATCGACCTTACCGGCATGGAGGAGATGACCGGAGAGGATATGATCGCAATCAATAAAATCATGCAGCGGACGTCTCCTGGGGCAGGCACTGACGTGATGCCGGAGGTATCCACGGAATACGCCTGTTATTTTGCGGCAAAAGCGTCGAAACTTCCGGTTGAATTTTTCATGCTGCTTCCGGCGTGGGCCATGCTCCGGGTGAAAAACAGGGTGATGGGTTTTTTATTCGGGTCGGACTGAGTCCGGCATCAGTCCGGGAGCTGAGGAAGATCGCAATCCAGTTGTCAATGACGCTGAATATGGGTATGGATAAGCTGATGTCCATGCCCATATCAGATCTTTTGGATATTATAAGGGAGGTGCGGGAGGTTGTCGACGACAGGAAAAGAATACAGGCTCGCAATCAGAATCGCAGGCGTCGTAGATAAATCTCTTGCAACGAGCCTTGTAACGACCAGCAGTTCCTTGAGGCGTACGGTTTCGGCGGTTAATCGTGACTTTACGATGCTGGACCGGGGATTTAATACGATTGTCGGAGTGGGAAGAAGGTGTTTTACCGCAGTGGCCACTGCCGCAGGGGTCGCGGCGGTGGCAGTTGGGGCGGCAGTGACCAGCTGCACGAAGGCGGCGACGGAATATGAACATCAGATGGCGGATGTGACAAAGTACGTGAACGGCCTTGCGGATGCCTCGGGAAAGGTGAGCGACTCTCTGGCGCTGGATAAAGAGGGAAAGGTGCTGAACGGAAAAACCTATGAAGAGAATTATAAGGGCATGAAGGATGCGCTTCTGAGTCTCAGCACTGTGATTCCCATGACGGCGGAGGAGTTGACAAAGCTTTCTGCGGCAGCAGGGCAGTCTGGCTATGGCATTAACGAAATCCTGAAATATGATTCAGACGGTAAGGTAAAAGGTTTTCTGCGGGATACGGCCGTGATGGGAACGGCCATGGACATTTCTGCGGAGCAGGCGGGAGACTGGGCGGCAAAGTGGGAAAAGGCGTTTGACATGACGCATGATGAGATCATGGTGCTGGCGGATCAGATCAATTATCTGGGTGCGAACAGTGCGACTACTGCGGCGGAGATCGCTCAGGCGGTCAATGATGCGGCAAGCCTTGGGCAGATTGCCGGCATGGACGTATCGACCACGGCGGCGCTGGCGGACGCCATGCTGGCGACCGGAGTCAGAAGCGACAAGGTGGCGACCAGCATCAAAAGAACCATCACAAACATGGTCAAGGGGACCAGCGCAACCAAAGCTATGAAGGCGCAGTGGGAGGAGCTTGGTTTTACGGCGGAGGGCGTGGCCATGGCCATGCAGGAGGACAGCGTGGGAACGCTGACGAAAGTCTTTGAAGCGATCGGGAATCTTCCGGACTATAAGCAGGTGGCGGCGCTGAGCACCCTGTTCGGGCAGTGGGCGATTGAGGGGGACGCAAAGATCGTCGGCAATATGAAGGTGTTCCGGGACGCCCTGGACATGGTGAGTGATCCGGGGAAATACGGCGGGAGCATGGAGCGGGAATTCACGATCAAGGCAAACACCTCTGAGAATATCGACAAGATGGTTGGAAATGCGTTCCAGGCAATGAAGATAAAGGTCGGAGACAGTTTTCTGCCTGTAAAAAAGGAGTACAGCCGGAAGCTGATTGATTTTATCGGAGATATTACAGAGAAGATCACGTCATTCAATCAGTTTCTCAGCGGAGCGGACGGCCTCAGTAAATGGATGAAGAATGCGGAAACGGAGTTTCCGACATTTCAGAGAAAATTCCGAAAGTTTGCGCAGCCGGTATTTTCAGGGATTACGGATGCGGGAAAATGGATCATCAAGAACGGAAGCGGAATCATATCGGTGCTTGTCGGAATCGGCGCCGCCATGGTGGCATATAAGGCGGCATCGACGATTGTGCATGTTGTTGACGCAATCATGGCGTTGGGCAGTCTGAACCCGGTTACGCTGGGGATTATGGGTGTGGTGGCGGCTGTCGGACTGCTTGCAGGGGCGTATGCGGCCTGTAAGCAGCACGAAACGGCGCTGGTGGACGATAACCTTGCAAAGCACTTCGGAAATATCGCTCTTTCCATGGAAGAGATCCAGAAGGTTGCGGAGTATATTGTAGGCACGGAAAGCCTTGATGGCGTAAAAAAGGCGCTTGATTCTTTCGAGAATCTGGACGGCATATCTGCGGCCATGCAGGAATCTGTATCTGAAATGGATATTCTCAACTGGAAAATATCCATTGGGATGGAACTGACCGAAGATGAAAGCGAGTCTTACAGGCAGGCGATTGACGATTATGTAAAAAATGCCCAGGAATATGCGCTCCAGTCGCAGTATGCAGTGTCTCTGAATCTTCAGTATGCCTTCGCAGACGATGATTCTGAGGGTCAGAACGCAGCCGCAAAGATCAATCAGTTTTATCAGGATCAGTATGAGGAGCTGTCTTCTCTGGGAACGAAGCTGAATGATGCGGTTACGGATGCGTTTAATGACGGCCTGCTGGATATTAAGGAGACGGAAGCCATAGCGGATATTCAGCGTCAGATGGCGGAGATCGAGAAGTCTCTTGCTACCGGAGAATTTGACGCGCAGCTTTCCGTCCTTGGGATGGAATATGCAGGCAGCAGTCTGACTCCGGACTCCTTCCTGAATCTCAAGGATGAGATTGACAGGCAGGTGGAGACGGCATCGGAAGCTTATCAGAAATCATATGTCAAGAATTTTGCGGCGGCGCAGGCAGCGTATCATGCCGGAGATTATCTGAACGAAGAGGAGTACAGGAACGCGCTGGACGGCCTTCAGAACGAATATCTCGAAAACGTGGCAGGGCTTAAAGAGAAAGCAGCGGGTTTTCTTCTGGATACGGTGATGAATGCCTATGCGGACGAGATCGGAACAGGCAGTGAAAATATTCTGTCTTCTATTCGCAGCTCCAAAGACAGGTATATGGCGGCCGGAGACTGGTGGAACAAAAACATGTCTGCGGAAGACTGGGCAAATGACGTTTGGCTGATGTATGAAGACGCAGTGTCGGATATCGGGCTCGATCAGGTAACACAGGATGCACTGGGACAGTTATACAATGAAATGTCTGCCGTCCGTGAGGAACTGCGGGAGGAAGCGGATGCTTATGCACAGGCAGGAAAAGAGATTCCGGAAACGATTCTGGAAACACTGAATGGCTTTGACATGATCGGAGCGTTGAGCGGCGACAGGAACGCGGTCTATACGCTGATCGGGCAGGAACTGGGAGAAAGTGAGGAATATGCGACTGTAATTGAACTGGCCAGATCACAGGGCGCAGCGATTCCGGAAGAACTTACGAATGCCATGCTGGAGGCGGCTCCACAGGCAGCAGCCCAGGCGCAGGCGATCTTAGGCGATGTTCAAAAGGAGTTTGATCAGGGCGTGGATTTTACAATTCCTGTTTCTTATGATCTGGTCTCTGATTATTATGGACCCAGGGGGAAAGGAAAGAGGATTCCGGGACATGCGGACGGAGGAATTGTATGGAACAGGGAGCTGTCGTGGCTGGCGGAGGAGGGGCCGGAGCGGGCGGTGGTGGAGCTTCTCTGCCCCGACGTGCTCCCCTCCATCCGGGGGGAGAAGGCGGGAGAACTGCTTGGCATGGATCATGCGCTGGATCATTATGAAGCCGGCGGGGGCGGCAGCCAGATTACAGTGACGTACAGTCCTAAACTGTGCTTTTACGGAGACGTTACATCAAAAGAAGACGTAAGCGAAGCGATGGATGAATCTATAGACCGGTTTGAAAGAGTGATGGAGCGATATAAAAGAGAACAGAAACGGATGATGTTCTGACAGGAGGAAGCCGTGAATCTATATAAGACGATACAGGGAGACACCTGGGATATGATTGCATTCAGGGTATACGGGGCCGGATACGAAAGCCAGGCAGGAGAGATCATGAAAAGCAATATGGATCTTCTGGATTACTATGTATTTCCGGCCGGGATTGAAGTGAAAATACCGGAGCTGGCGGAGGATACGGAAGATCTTCCGCCATGGAGGATATGAGATGGCAGAAAGCAGATATGCAAAGATGACGATTGTCTATTCGGGCGCGGAAGTGACCGGAAAAGTACGCGAATACTTAAGATCGGCTTCTTATACCGATGCGGCAAACGGGGAAAGCGATTCCATTTCCCTGGAATTCGAAGACCGTGATCAGAAATGGATCGGGCCGTGGAGACCGGAAAAAGGGGATCGGATGGCAGCTAATATACGGACCTACAACTGGATAGAGGAGAGAGACAAGTATAATTTCTACTGCGGAAATTTCCTGATTGATGATTTCAGTGCCAGAGGATTTCCGCGCATTGTAAATGTGGGCGGCGTTTCTGTTCCGCAGAATGACAATTTCCGGTCGGAAAATGTTACAAAAACATGGACGGCAATGGGGTTACGGCAGATTGCGGCGGATATTGCAGGCAGAGCAGGAGTACAGCTGGTATATGATGCGTCAGACATCAGGATTGATTCCATAGAACAGAATAACCGGCCGGACTGCACGTTTTTGAAAGAACTGTGTAATGCATATGGATATTCCATGAAAATACATTCAGAAAAGCTGATCATATATGATACGGAAGCATATGAGAAAAAGAGGGAAATATGCAGTATTGATGAAACGGACATGATCAGCTATGAATATAACGACACGATTCAGGGATCGTACACAGGAGCGGTCATGAGCTTTATGGATCCCAATAATGAAGCGGAATATGAAGTGCAGATCGGAACCCCGGAGCGGATGTGCGAAATCAATAAAACGGCGGACAGTCTTGCCGATGCTGAAAAAAAGGGGATTGCGGCATTGAACATGGAGAACCGGAAAATCACAACCATGACAGTTACGATCATGGCGAGGCCGGGACTTGCAGCAACGTCATGCGTTGAAATCACAGGGCTGAAAAGCATGGACGGGAAATACTTTATTGATAAAATCAGGCACAGTCTTGGTGCTTCCGGTAAATATACGATGGTTCTTACGCTTCATAAAGTTATTCCATGGATTAAAACGGTGTCTGTGGCAACCGTAGAAGCGGCAAAAACAGAAGGGACACGGGATGAGGAATATGAGGTTCAGCCCGGCGATACCCTGTGGGATATCGCTGCCCGGAAGCTGGGGAAAGGATCACTGTATGTAAAGATCTATAATGACAACAAAAATGTAATAGAAGAAACAGCGAAGAAACATGGGAAAGCTTCGTCGGATAACGGACACTGGATCTGGCCGGGCGAAGTGCTGGTTTTGCATAATGTGACAGGATAGGCGGTAAAGGGATGGCAGATACGGGAATACGAACGGGAAAAGTGAGTTCGGTAAACTATCAGACAGGAATGATAAAGGTCGTGTATACGGATAAAGGGAAGGCTGTGACCGCTGAAATGCCGTATGCGAATTACAACGATGA